TCAGCAAAACTAATAGGCAAATTATTATATTTATTAAACGGAATTTTCAAAAACGAGTCTACCCATGACTTAATTTTATAATATTCACTATTTCCGCTTCCAGACATTAAGCGCATAATATTGATTTTTCTTAAAGCACACGCTTTATATTGGTCAGGAATATCAAGGTCAACCAAATGAAGTAAGTAAGGCTTGCTGATTTTAGTTAAGTCTTTAAGTTTTTCTAATTTAGCAATTGCTTCCAATTGTAACTTTTTAGATAAACAATTTTTAAAATATTCTGACTCTGCTTCCTCGTTGTTTAAAATTTTATCAAATACTCTATAATTCCTATTTGATACTTTTGGTGGAGCCGGAACTACATCATCTTTTTGAATAGTTTTGTGTGTTTCTTTATTATTTGCCTCTTTTTCCTCATCATTAATGTCATTAATATCATTATTGTCATTAGTATCATTAGTATCATTAGTATCATCGTCGACCTCTTGATATAAGAGAGGTTCACTGTTTTCATTATTATAAATATTGTTTTCACCTTTTTTTAAGTTTACAATAATATTAATATTTTTATTTCTATCAGATTTATTAATGTTTTGAAAAAGCGTTTTGAAGCCTTCAGATAACAAAGTTTTTTCATATTTTGTATTCTCATCTTTGTCACTCTCTTCTTCAGCTGCGCTGCATTCGTCATCTGAATCACTTATAACATTTTTCTTATAAACTTTTTTATGCTTTTTTTTAATGATTTTACTATTAAATAAACTATGATTGCTCATAGGACTATTTAAAGAAGTATTATCAAAATGTTGACAATGTGTTTTTTTTGCTCGTTTGTTCTGATTTTCGTGATTTTTTCTTTCATTTGCTTCGTTTGCTTCATTAATATATTTATTTTTACTATAACGCGAAGGATATAGTTGGTGCAAAAATTTATAATAATCACGCTTATTAAAACCATTAGTAGATTCATTATTGGAACTATCAATAGATTCATTATCGGAACTATCAATAGATTCATTTTCGGAACTATCAATAGATTCATTTTCGGAACTATTATCAAAATATTCAAAATCCGAACCACTAGTTATTGAGACAATATCCGAATTACTGTTATCATATGAATAAGTAATTTTTGGAATACTTGCTGTCTTAGTTCTAGTGCAATGTTTATGAGGCATAATAGTTTTATTATTAAATTATATTATATTAAATAATAAAAAAATCAATTTTTAATTTAATAAAAATTAAAAATTGAATAAATATTATTTAAATATTATTTAACTATTATAAAAGAATGACTGATTTTGAAAATAAGAAACCATCTAAAATCATCGGTATTCAGTTTAGTATTTTAAGCCCCTATGAAATTCAAAAAGGGTCAGTTGTCGAAATAACAAACAGGGATACTCATATAAACAATAAACCGGTATTAGGGGGACTTTTTGACCCTCGTATGGGTGTTTTAGATGCGGGTATGATATGTCCTACGGATGGACTTGATTATGTTCAGTCGCCTGGATATTTTGGACATATTAACTTAGCAAGACCTGTATATTATATTCAATATTTATCAACCATTATGAAAATCTGCAGATGTATTTGTATTAAATGCAGCAAGTTATTAATTGATAAGGAAAAATATAATTATTTATTAGAATTAAATGCTGATGCTCGATGGACAAAAGTATTTTCACTGGCAAGTAAGAAGCACAGGTGTGGTGAAGATTCACATAATGGTTGCGGATGTTTACAGCCAAAACTTAGAAAAGAAGGTTTAGCAACAATTATTGCTGAGTGGAATGATAAGGAAGAAGAATTTAATAATTACGATTTTAAGAAAGAGGACTCTAAAATGGCGATGAAAATCATTCCAGAAATAATGCTTAAAATTTTTAAGAAAATTTCAGACGAAGATGTTCAATTTATGGGATTTAGTCCAATCTGGTCGCGACCTGAGTGGATGATTTGTCAAGTATTGGCTGTTCCGCCACCACAAGTGCGACCATCAATTAAACATGATGCACAACAGCGGAGTGAAGACGATTTAACACATATTATTATTAATATTGTGAAGGCAAATAAAATGTTACAGGAAAAAATCGAGCAAAAATCGGGGTCTAATGTTATCGATGATTGGACAACAGTATTGCAATATTATATTGCTACTCTTGTTGACAATAAAATTCCGGGTGTAGCGGCAGTTGCTCAGAGGTCTGGTCGTCCATTAAAAGCAATTAAAGAACGTTTAAATGGTAAAAGCGGTAGAGTCCGAGGCAATTTGATGGGAAAACGCGTAGATTATAGTGCGCGTTCAGTTATTACACCAGATCCTAATTTATCAATTAATGAGTTAGGTGTTCCGTTAAAAATTGCAAAAAATTTGACAAAACCAATTACTGTTAATGCGCAAAATATGAATTATTTGTATAAATTAATTTTAAACGGTCCAGATGTACATCCCGGAGCAAAAATTTATGAGAAGAAAAATGGCGACTGCATTAGTTTGCGTTATGTTGATCGCGAATCAATTAAATTAGAAATAGGTGATATTGTACATCGTCATATTTTAAATGGTGATGCTGTGCTTTTTAATCGTCAACCAACACTTCACCGGATGTCGATGATGTGTCATATTGCTAAAGTAATGATGAGAGGAGACACATTTAGAATGAACGTTGCTGATACTAAACCATATAATGCTGACTTTGACGGTGATGAAATGAATTTACATATGCCACAAGATGATGAGTCGGAAATTGAGCTCAAAACATTGGCGGCTGTTAAATATCAAATTATTAGTCCGGCAAATAATAAATCGATTGTTGGTATTTTCCAAGACTCGTTATTAAGCACATACTTATTTACACGAGAAAATATTACTTTCAATTCTCGAACTGCAATGAATATAATGGCGCATCTTAAAACGATTGATTTAACAAAAATTAATTTTGATATTCCTATACAAAGTAGTTTTTCATTATTAAGTCAAATTATTCCAAATATTACTTTAAAATACAAAACAAAGCAATTTAATGAAACAACTGAGGATTATAAAAACTCAAATAATGTATTAGAAATTAATAAAGGAACCATTAATCGTGGACACATTGAAAAGGGTATTCTTGGAGATACAACTCGTGGATTAATTCATAGAATTAATAATGACTATGGGGTTGACAGTGCTTGTGATTTTATTAATAATTTACAAGATGTTGTAACTGAATATATGAAAATTCACGGATACAGTGTAGGAATTAGCGATCTTATTGCGGATAAAGAAACAAATGAAAAAATCAATGAAACAATTAATAAGAAGAAAATAGAGGTAAAATCTTTAATAGATGAAACTCATTTAGGTATTTTTGAGAATAAAACAGGACGCTCAAATGTCCAAGAATTTGAAACACGCATTAATAATATTTTAAATAAGGCTTCTTTTGAGGCTGGTAAATTAGGTCGCCAAAATCTTAATACTAACAATCGTTTTGTAACGATGGTAAATGCTGGTTCAAAAGGCAGTGACTTAAATATTTCACAAATGATTTCGTGTTTAGGACAACAAAATGTAGATGGAAAACGTATTCCTTATGGTTTTGAGGATAGAACATTACCACATTATACTAAATATGATGATTCACCAAACGCTCGCGGATTTGTTGAAAATTCGTTTATTAGCGGATTAAATCCTGATGAACTATTCTTTCATGCTATGGGTGGGCGTGTTGGTTTGATTGATACTGCGTGCAAAACGAGCCAAACTGGCTATATTCAACGCCGACTAATTAAAGGTTTAGAAGACTTAATGGTACATTATGACATGACCGTTCGTAACAATAAAAACAAAATTATTCAATTTAATTATGGAGATGATAGCTTTGACCCTGTTAGAGTTGAGTCGCAACAAGTTCCATTTGTTAATATGTCTATTGAGGAAATTTATGGACATTACCAAATGCCTAACGATTATTCGAAAGACTCCATTTATGGAACACTATACACTAAACAGGCCTATAGCAAATTTAGAAAGCAAAAGCCCGAATTAGATAAAAAATGCAAATATTACATCGATTATATGTTACAAGCGCGCGAAGATGTAATTGCTAAAATTTTCAATGCTATTTATAAGCCATCTGTAAATGTGCCTGTCGCATTTACTCATATTATTAATAATATAGCAGGAAATCAAGAGGAAAATGTAATTATTGACATTACACCATTAGAAGTATTTGAAATGATAGAAGCAAATTATGATAATTTAAATAAGCTCAATTATTGTAAACCAAATAAGCTATTTAAAGTTTTATACTTTTACTATTTAAGCCCGAAAGATTTATTATTATATAAGCGTCTTACTCGTAAATCTATTGAAATATTAATGACTGTTATTAATAATGCATATAAGAAATCATTAATAGCACCAGGTGAAATGGTTGGTATGATTGCGGCACAAAGCATTGGTGAACCTACAACACAATTAACTCTAAACACCTTTCATTTTGCTGGTGTAAGTTCAAAATCCAATGTAACGCGTGGTGTTCCTCGTATTGAGGAAATCTTGTCTTTAAGTGATAATCCTAAAAGCTTATCGTGTTCTATTTATTTAAATAAACCCGAAAGTTATGACCAAAATAAAGTTAAAGAATATATTACAAAGATTGAAAATACTAAATTACGGTCGCTTGTGGAGTCAATTGAGATTTGCTTTGACCCGGATGATATGAATTCTTTAATAGCAGATGATGTAACTATGATGAAAGAATATAATGAATTTGAAAAAATATTAGATGAATGTAATAGTAGTTATGATGTAAATAAAGATAAAGAAAAATCGAAGTGGATTATTAGAATGGCTATGAATAAAATAGAAATGTTAGATAAAAATATTTCGATGGACGACATTCATTTTGCTTTAATGAATAGTTATAATAATTTGACCTGTATGTATACAGATTATAATTCTGATAAATTAATTTTTAGAATTAGGATTAATAGAAATCTTCAACTTTTGAAGAAAAAGAAGAACAAAAATGTTTTAGAAACACTTGATCAGAGTGATGAAATTTATTTACTGAGAAATTTACAAGATGAATTACTTGATAATCTTATTTTACGCGGTATTAAAAATATTAATAAGGTGACATTACGAAAAATTTCGGACAATTTTGAAGAAATTGATACAAAATATATTAAGAAAGATTTATGGGTTTTAGATACTGTTGGTAGTAATTTATTAGAAATCTTAGCCCTTGATTTTGTTGACAAGACGAGAACAATTTCAAATCATATTATTGAAATTTATAATGTATTAGGCATTGAGGCAGCGCGTCAAAGTATATTTGATGAGTTTTCAGAGGTCATTGAATTTGATAGCACATATATTAATTATCGCCATTTAACAATTTTGGCAGATAGGATGACATGTAATGATAAAATGGTTTCTATTTTTAGGCACGGTATTAATAATGATGATATTGGAGCAATTGCGAAGGCGTCGTTTGAGGAAACACCAGAGATGTTTTTAAAAGCGGCAAAACACGGAGAAATTGATAATATGAAAGGTGTTTCGGCAAATGTTATGTGTGGACAAGAGGGCTATTATGGAACAAGTAGTTTTAAAGTATTAATCGACAATGACTTTATTATGACCATTAAACCTAATAAAGAGGTTGTTCCTGTTGATGATAAAATGGATGAAAAGGTTTTGATGGACCAGCTAAACGCAGTATCTAGTAATGAGTGCAGTACTAACAATTTATTAATTGAAGCAACAGTTAATACTATGCAAAATGTTAATAATGGGAAGAGCGACGATTATGAGTTAGATTTTTAGAGATTTACAAAACATTACAGTTACAGTTATACTTACAGTTACAGTTATACTTACAGTTACATATTGTGTAATTTTATTTTTTTATTTCAACTTTTTTGACTTGTCTCAATTTATATTTGGTATTTGTTAGCTTAGACAAATCATAATTTGTTATATAATTTTCTAATGGATTAATAAATAACTTAAGCTGTTTTTTAATCTTGCTATATAATTTATAACTAGTAGTATCTATCAAATCATTTTCAATATTAATTTTGATTGATAGTTTATTAAAAAGTAGCTTATAATTATGCTCTTTTTTGCGCGAATATTTGCTAGGCACTTTAATAAAATAATATTCCTGATTTAGTTTATTTATATTGCATATAATATAATTTTCATCAGTTATAGATAAATCTATAGCGCTATTACATAAGAATATTATTGGTAAATTATATTCTTTTGCTAACATATAAATATCAATATATGTTATATAATATTCATCACTATACATTAAATCTTGAAAACTGATTTCTTTATTAATAACTTTCTCGAGTATACTTTTTTTATTATTTTTTAATAAAATATAACATAATATCTCAAAATTTACATCCTTATTATAAAGCTCAAATAATTTTTTCTTTATATCATTTATTGTAATATTACTATTTTGTTGGCTATGCTTAATAATAATTAAAATTAATTGAAAAGAACATATTTTATTATGTAAATTAAAACCCAATTCATATAGTAATTCTTTAAAATTAAGTCGCATACCCTCTCTAACTACGTTTTTATAAAAATCACATTTAAAACTTGGATCGCTATTTTTTTCAATATAATTTATATTATCTGCTATTTCTTCATTGTCAATACTATATTCTTGCGAGGTATCACTTAATTTCATAGTTTTAGATAACTTTGGTTCTTTGACTTTAGATTGTATTATTAACGGGTCAGATTTATTTTTTTCATAATATTCTTGGATTGTTTGTAATTTGTCTTTTGTAGCAGCAATAATAATTTTGTCTTTTTTAAAATGATTAAAATTTAGAATATCTTTAGATTCTACAATTCCTAATGTATCAAATGTATTTTTAAAATTATTTTGTTTACCGTTAATTGTTAAATCTTTAAAATATTCCTGCGTTAGCGTTGAATGAAATAGTAAAAGTTCATTTTGCAAAATATTATATTCTACTGACCCATAATTATATGATATATTGTTTTCAAAAATAAAATTTTTGAACTTATTATATCTTACAAATTCATCTGATAATCGGCTATAGTATATTTCTTCATTATTCTCTCCATTTATTAAATTTTTATTTGGTATAATCAATGAACATATATCATTTGTCTTCATACAAAATGATGTATGACATTCATCGTCATCAACACAAGTTGATATTTTTTTAATATTATTCAATATATTTTTATTGTACTTAGAAAATATTACATAATTCTCCCCCACTGCCTTAAGTAAATTGTAAATATTAGATATTTTATCCAAATATAACATCGAATTGCTATTAATGATTTTTAGCAGTCCTATTTTATAACTATTATTCCTGTGTATTCCTAATATTTTTTTAAAAGTATTCTTAAAGCTATTATAAAATTGTGTTTCTAATTTAATGTTATTAACCATATTATTACGCTCGTTATCAATGCTAAGATTTGTTTGTATACTTTTATCAATATAAACATAATTTTTATCAGTTATTTCTTTAAGTTCATCGCTATTGTTAAATTCGGGTTTAATTAATTGAATAAATTGATTACCGTTAGTAAGAATACCAATAACTAAGTTATCATCTATAATTTTGTATAGTGGTTTAATAATAATTTTATAGTTACTTGAAGAATAAATCTTTTCTAATATATGTTTTGTATTATTATAGTCATTTAATTCTTCATCAGTTATTTCATCAACCATTTTATATGGTATACTTTCGTATGTGGATGATAATGCAGATGGATAACAAGGTATAAATCCATGTTCAATGTTATTATTAATTAGTAGTCCTATAACTTTATTATTGTAATCTAAAATTTGATGAGTAATATCATATTTCAAATTTATAATAATATTAATTATATTATCTAAATAAATATTTGGCTTAAAATCGTAAAATGTGTCATCAGATGTCTTTGCGGTTATAGAGCTAACGCAATTTGAATTTATTGAATTCCTAATAATATTTAAAATATTTTTAAAGTTTTCTAGTAATTTATCTTCTCCGCTATTTGCAAAACTGAAGGTTTTAACAATATAGTAGTCAATAGTATTATTTATTAAATAAATGGGTTCAAAATATTCATTTTTTTGTATTAACAATAAGCATTTCTTTTTTAAATCAATAAATTCGTTACTATAACTTTGCTTAGGGCATACAATTTTAACATTATCAGTAGTATCTTCATTTGTAATATCTAATATAATTAAATTTAATCCCTTAGGAAAAAGTGAAGTATTACTTTTACATATTATATCCCATAAATAAGTATAATCTATATATGTGTCGCTTTCTAAATAAGTTTTGAAGTTTTCGAAACCATTAATAATCTTTTTAATAAAAATAATGTGTGTACTATCATCGAGTTTATTTGTAACTTTTGATACTAGTTGCTTATACAAAATAGTTGAAGTATATTTGTCTAATTTGATATTGTCAACTAATTCATTAAAATTTTTAGAAATGAAAATATGTGGTAAATTTCCATTATTATATTTTATAAAGCTATCTATACTAATGCTAGATATTATTATTTTTTTCATTTCACTAATAGAGACAGACTTGGAATTATTTAGAACCAATGTTTGATATAAATCAGCAATACAGGCAATAAATGACTGTTTGTTACTATTTTCAACACCATAACGCAATAAACATTGGCGCCGTGTTCTTAATAAATTTGGTGCTTGCTTTGTAACACAGTCTAAATTATCAAAATGTAATGTTTTTTGAATAATTAGTGGTAAAAAGCCTATTTTATTTCTTTCTAGTGGTATTTTCTCGGGACCTTTAATATAGTTATAATAATCTTTTTTGTTATCATTAGTAGTATAATCTAAATTTAAACATTTATTGCGTCTTTGTTTTTGTTGTGATTTATTCCATAACTTATTATTAAAGCAGCACGGTAAGCAATATCCATTTCTATTATGTTTTTCATCTAAAAATCCAGGCACGTGATCTATATAATCTCCTTTTTCGTCAATATGATATTTTTTATCTGTAAATTCCATAATATTACCATCATAGGTTCCATTCTTATTTTTTTTAGTAATGACTTTTCCATAGTTTCCACTTATTACTTCTTGGTGGGTTAAACTAGTGTTTTTTTCAAGGTCCCAATATCTTGGACATATATAATAATACTTATTTCCTTCTTTTGTGCCATATTCATAACTTTCTGTATACGAATTTCTATGATGAGTATCTATATAGTCTTTCTCTTCTTTTGTTAAAATTACAGGCTGTTTTTTCACATTTGCTGGACATAATCTCGAATATTCCGTATAAAATTTATTCTTGTCTGTTGTAAATAATTTAGGTTCCTTATTTATTAGTCTTTTCAATATAGGATTGCTTTTCTCTGATATTTCTTTGAAATCGTCGTCTTTATATTCTTTTGCTTTAGTTTTAGTCTCCTCGGGTTCTTTTATTGGTTCTTTTATTGGTTCTTTTATTGTTTCTTTTATTGTTTCTTTTATTGGTTCTTTTATTGGTTCTTCAGTATTTTCATCATTATCATCATTATCATCATTATCATCATCAATATATTGACTAATAATATCTTTTATAGAGTCTTCGTCATCATCCTCTTCTTCATTCGTTTTTATATTTTGTTTAATGTCGCTAATTGTAGATTTATTTAATATGTGATCATTTTGTTGTATTTGTTCTGCATCATCATCATTTTCTGTATCATCATCCTCGTTATCCTCCTCATCATCATCATCATCATCATCATCATCATCGTCGTCTAGAAGTATATCCATTAAATCGTTATGTGCACTATATATATCAGGATTTGTATCATCATTCTCTTCTAATAAATGAGTAATATTTTTATTAGTAGTAGCCTCTATATTTGTAAAAGTTTTTTCATTGGTGTCATCTAATGGTTGTATTTTTTTACATATATTGTTAATCTCTAATTTTAAGGAATCGTCTTCAATAACACTAAAAAGTATTTTAGTGAGTGAATCTATATACATAGGAATTGTGTCTAAATAGTTAATATTATCAATATTATCAATATTAATAGAGAGATGATTAGAATTAATTTTTTTATATAATGTTAAAAATCCCGGATTATTTTTGATAGTTATTTTTTTATGATTAAAGGTATTTTGTAATAATTTGAGAGAATTAATAACATCTATTAATCTTGTGCGAGCATCTTCAATTGATAAATTGAAGTTATCTTTTAATTTCTCTAGTATATCAGTTTCGCTAAATTTTTGCTTAATAAGTTCTATTATATATGATTCTTCAGAATTCATAATGCTAAAGTTTGACACATTTTTATAACGCATAACTATTTCATTAGAATTAGAGGTAATGGTATTAAACAAATAGCTGCTACAATTCGATATATTGTTTGGTTTAATTGAACCTTTAATTTTAATATTTGCAATATAATTTATAGAGTTTATTTCAATATTTTTGTTAAGTAAATTATCAAATAATTCGATACTATTATTAACAACAAATTTCCTAATAAATTTTATAATATTGTTAACATTAGTAGCAATTAAATTATTAATCTTATTTAAATCTATAACATCCTTAAAATCTATTTTAACATTAATAATTCCATTGTCCTCTAATTCTATAAGAAATTCATTAACATTAGTTACAAATAATTCATCTTTAGAATTGACATAAAACGAGATTGTATGTGATTTCCCTAAAAATTTTGCATATTTCAGTATTAGCGTCTTGCTTAATAACGGGACTTTTTTACTAGTTATATCATTTGAGCAAAAAAGTCGATATAAATTTTCCATTTTTTTGCCTGGATTGTATTTAATAAATGGATATAGTTCACTGCTTGTAAATAATTTGAACAAAGTTTCTAATGAAATATTATAGTTTATAGCACTATTAATATTTATATTAATACTTTTAATACCACTGCTTTCATATTTTAAATTATTAGAATTATTATAAATTCTATAGAGTAATGATTTGAATTGATTTTTGCTGTTGAAGTAAGTATCTTCGACTAATTCAGAACTATTCTTTACCATACTTATTTTTTGCGCAATAAAATCTCTCTTATTAATAATATTTTTAGAATATAAAAATTGAAAGTATGTCTTTATAATAGCTTCATCGTCTATAATAATTGTTGATGTTTCAAACAATGTAGTTGCTAAACAAACATATATAGTATTATTATATATAGCGTAATCAAATACCATATTTGAATTATTTGTAGTTATAAATGAATCTAATGATTTTGAAACAGTGCTAGAATAATCATAGGGATTAACTATAAAATTGGGTACTGGCTTTAATAAGCTTTGACCTATTGATATGAATTCTTTAATATTTTGAATTCTAATATTATCAATATCTTCGTAACTATATATTTCTTTCTTTTCTAAACTTTCGAGTATTTCTTTTCTTTCATTAATATTTATTAAATAATTTGTCAAATTTTCTTGTGTTAAATCGTTTTTATTATTAGCTGTAAGATTATTAAATAATTCCATTTTATTTAATTTTGATTCTGTCAAACAATAAAAATATAGCTCTTCAAAACATATTTTATTGTCTTCGTTGGCTTTTTTATTATAATGTTTGATAAATTTTAATTTTAGGGTTTCAATAGTATCATCTATATATATGGTATCATCAATAAATATTAGTTTGGTATTATATGTTTTTAAATATATTAAATCATAATGATTAAAATCCTTACTAAAATGCTTTTCGTATATTTCACTATATATAAAACTATTGTAGTTATTATAATTAGTATTTAGTTCATTTATGCTTGGTAAATTTGAATTAGCTACTAAATATTTATTATTTATAAATAAATAAACTTCATTGAAAGTATTATTATTATTTATATAAAATTTAAATATATTTGACATTTATATAAATATAAGAGTTTAATTTTATATAAATATGATTGTAAATATTATTGTCGCTTATTGTAAAAATAGAGGAATAGGTAAAAATAATACATTATTATGGGATATTAAAAGTGATATGGCTAAATTTAAAAAATTAACTGTTGGTAATAATAATAATGGTGTTATTATGGGAAGAAAAACATTTGAAAGTCTTAATAATATTAAAGGACTTGTTAATAGAGACAATCTAATTTTATCTAAATCGTTAACTATAGATAATTTAGATTGTAAAAATATTGTTAAAAGTTTTGCAACATTGGAAGATTTGGAAGATTTTGTTAAATTAAAAAATTATTCTGAATTGTGGATTATTGGTGGTGCTGAAATTTATGAACTTTTTTTGAATAATTATAAGAAAGAAGATAATAGTATTTTCAATATTAATGAAATTATTATTACGTATTTAGATACTGAATTTGAATGTGATTGTTACTTTCCTGATTTGAATAACTATATTGATAAGCATAATTTATATTTTTATAGCAAAAAAATTATTAATAATAATTCAAACTCTACAAGTAAGCAAAATTATAATATTTATGAAATTATATATAAATTTATATAATCTATAATAT